TTAGTCCCTTCATTGTTAGACGACCTGCCGGAGAGTGACAGTTAACACTCATGAACACGCGATGTTAAAAGAACATTTCTCAAATATGGCCTATTTCTGTGTGTTTAGCCCTGCGCGCGCATTGACACTTGCGTTTCTGTGTGTTCTTTTTACAAGGCGCGAGATATGAGCGCAGCACGCAAACTAGATTTCAATCCAGTCGACGTTATTCGTATTGCCAAGCAGAAGGCGCGCTTCGATCCTCAATACTTTTATGATGAGATACTAAGAGTCTCACCTAATAAGTTAGATAAGTGGCAAGTTGAACTAACAGAAGCCGTGGCAGATGTCGAGCGCAAGAAGTTAGGCATGCCTACAAAGATTAATCATGATGGCTTTAATAAGATAACAGTCAGAGCGATGCACGGTCCGGGCAAAACCTGGTGGGCGGCATCATTAATACATTGGTGGCAGTTTACCCGGATGGGCAGAGTGGTTGTTACTGCAACTAAAGAGAAACAGATACTGACTAGACTGTTCCCAGAGATCGATGCTATTGGCAGACGGGGTGCAGGTGGCTTCTCATCATTCTACGAGCAGTCTAGTGGCAAGGTCATATGGGCAAATGATCCAACTTACTTCTGCGTGGCTGAGACTGCACGCGAACCTGAGAACTTAGCGGGCTATCATCACGACTATTTATTATTCATTGTGGATGAGGCCTCTGGTATTTCAGAGCAGTTGTTCCCGGTGATTGAAGGGGCGATCTCTACTGGTACCCTAGTGGTATTAGTAATGATTGGCAATCCGACCAGGACTGAGGGCACTTTCTATCAAAGTCACATGATAGACAAGGTAGCTAAGACTTATTTCAAGTATCATGTATCATTAGATAAGACGCGCCGGGTCAGTAGACAATGGATAGAAGACCAGGAAAGCAAGTATGGCAAAGATTCAAACATCGTTAAAGTTAGGTGCTTTGGTGAGTTCCCAGATGCATCGTCTGACCAGCTCATCGTCATGTCTTGGTTACAGGACGCCAAACTCGACGAAGCTTTTAAACATGACGGCTCCTTGTCAAAACTTAGAGTTGCTGTTGATGTCGCGGACGGCGGCGAAGACGAATCAGTAATAACCGCCGCGCGCATGTATGATACCAAGGCTCACATGCTGAAGATGTCCAGGCATTCGTTTAAAGCCTCTACATCAGTAATAGAAACAGCCAAAGCAGCTGAGCGCGTATTCATTGCGCTGGGTGGTAAAAAGAATTATGATGAATTTGTTGTTGACGCTATTGGTGTCGGTGCTGGTACTGCTGGCTGGCTAATGGACAAGGGCTACAAGGTAGTTCAGTTCAGAGGTGGCGGCATGTCAGACCAACCTAAGAAGTGGCGAAATCGTAGAACGCAGACCTACTTAGTATTAAGGGATAGATTGAGAGATAAACAGATTGAGTATGATATCAAATTCTGCAATGCTGAAGATTGGGGAGACTATGAGGGTCAGATGTCTTCAATTAAAACTAAAGTGTCAAATGACAAACTAGAAGATTTAGAAACTAAAAAAGAGATGATTGCTAGAGGTATTAAATCCCCAGATATGCCGGACAGCTCCATGATGTTGTTTACTGGTCAGTCACCTAAGTTATCGCTAGGTGCTAATAGTAACAGTGTTGGTGTTGAGTTGATCGGCCTCATGAAGAGTGCACAATAATTATGGCTAAACAAGAAATACGTAATGTTCAAGAGGTTGCTTGGTCGGAGTCCCTAAATGGATTCAACCGCTCAATTGGCTTACTCAAGTATAACCCTGATGACTTAATGGGTCAGCGCGGGTATAAGATTTATAAGTTAATGATGCAGGATGAGCAGATAAAAGCAGTGGTCAGATTTAAGAGAGACGCTGTTACTGGTCGCAGATGGTTCTTTGAGTTTGATGAAGATTGTACATTGTCGGATGAAGAGAAGACCAAGCGATCAGCGCTATTCACTGCCATCGTTAAAAATATGCGAGGCTCTTTTGTGGATGATCTCAACGGCATTATGTCTTCTTTATATAACGGCTTTAGTATGACCGAGAAGGTATTTAGTCAAATAGAATACCAGAAGAAAACCTGGTGGGGCTTATCAGCATTGAAGCTTAGACCATTCGATACATTCTATTTCGATGTCGATCAGCACGACAATATAAGTAGTGTAGTTCAGCAGTTTGAAGGCCGCGAGCAAGATATAGATATAGAGCGCTTCATATGGTATGTTCAGAATCCAGATGTAGATGTTCACTATGGAGGCTCAGAGCTACGCGAGGCCTATCGATCATGGTCTGCTAAGAACAATGCGATTCAGTTCTGGAATATGTGGACTGAGCGCCATGCAACTGGTTATCTAACAGTTATGCCTGAAGAAGGCGGCGAAGCTATTCAGAAAGGCGGTGATGAGTGGACGCAGTTAGTCACTATGATTCAGAACAAGGACGCAATGTCAGGTTGGCTCTTTGCTAATAGACGCGATGTCCAGCTGACCTTCCCCGCGAATAATGTAGCGTTTAAAGATGCAATCAATCACCATGATTTGTCAATTGCCAAAGCGCTACTGGTACCCAATCTCCTAGGTGTCTCTGTGCAGAGCTCCACAGGTTCTTTTGCTCAAAGTCAAACACAGCTAGAGTCCTTTATGTGGACACTGGCGAGCGACGCTAATCGTTTAGAGGAGTGTTTAGACGAGCAACTGTTTAAGCATCTAGGAGACTTAAACTTTGGTGACGGAGATTATCCGCGCTTTAGATTCAAGCCATTGTCTGATTCACAGATGCAAGCACTGATAGAACGATGGCAGCAACTAGTTGGCGTCAAGGCTGTTACTTCTAACGAGAAAGACGAGGCACATATCCGCGACATGCTTGGCTTCCCTTCGGTTAAGGAAGAAGATAAAGAAGAAGAAAAGAATGTGGATCCATCCACTGCACTATCTGGTACTCAGGTCAATGCCCTTGTTGAGATCATAAACAAAGTAGCCACGAGTTTGCTAGACAAAGCAACGGCCGCTAAAATTATAGTTGCGTCTTTCCCACTATCGCTATCAGAAGCGGAGGATTTATTGGTAGATGTTGAAATCAAAGAACCTGTGGCGCCTAGTGGACAAGATCCTCTGGATCCTGATAATCCTGATGGTGATCCTGACAATGCTCCTGACGACGGTACTAGTAGTGAAGACTCACAAGGAGATCGGCCAGCCGGAGACAACGTTGACCCAGTTGATGAAGTCATTGAAGAAACAGTACGAGGTCGCTTAGCTGCTCTCATGCGCGCGGAGTCAAGAGTTGCGTTCGCAATTATAGATCGCAAGTCTAAAGAGATTGAAGAAGATGGTGTGCGTGATCTCAGTATGGAGATGGCGAAAGGTGTTACTAAGCTAATAGATAAGATAAAAGAAGAGCAGCTAGGAATGGCTGTTGAATCATCTGAAGCCATCACTGCGCTCAAATGGCCTAATGGTAAAGCGGTACGCAACTCTATTCGCAGACGTATTCAGCGAGCCTTCGATATGGGTAAGGATGAAGCAAAGACAGAGATAGATCGCGCTAAGCTGCAAGGCTTTAGTGCTGAGCGCATTGATATGCAGAATCTTAATGACCGAGCGTCTGAGTTCTTCGATGCCAAGTCATTTACAGCTGCGGGTAAATTGACCCAGGCTGCATTGGACATAATTCAACAGATTCTGTTCCAGGCAATCAAGACGGCTAAGTCTGAAGCGGAGGTGATTCGTGAAATCTATGAAAAATTCGGCGCGCAGGGCATACTGGATAAAGAGGAGATACAGGAAGCGCTCGGTGAGGCGTTTAACATTGATAACCCCGCTGCACGCCTCAAAACTATCATTAGAACAAATACATTCGAAGCAATTAACGAAGCGCGAGATGAGTACTTTAGAGATCCTGAGCTGGATGGATTTGTCAGAGCATTTGAGTATTCATCCATCCTCGACTCCCGTACGTCATCGATTTGCAGACACCTGGATGGCAAGATCTACTCAGTAGACAATGAGACCTGGCAAGTATACACACCACCGAATCACTTTAATTGCAGGGCGTTGCTTGTACCTATACTAGAAACAGATTCTTTTGAGGAGTCCTCCCCTCCTGAACTATACCCACAAGATGGTTTTGCGTAATGGATAAACAGACAATATGCTTCTTGCTTCATGGCTTTAATGTTAAAGATGGTGGCTACGCTACTGTTGATCAGATTAAGCCGCTAGCCCGCGAGCTCTATGACATGATACCCTACGACCATGACTACGGCTGGGTGGGTTTGATCAGATTGCGTAGACTTAATACACGTGTAGCTAAGCAGATCGCCAAGCATATTACATTATTAAGGTCAGACGGTCACAAGGTTATCATTGTGGCGCACTCTAATGGCTGCGCGATTACATATGAAGCTATGCGTGATTACAGACTCATTGTAGACGGCGCGATCTTTATTAATCCAGCACTTAATAAAGAAGTTTTGTTTGCAGATAGCTATGCTAAGAAGTTTGTATGCCTACATAACTCAGGGGACTTTGTAACTGAGCACCTTGCTGGTTGGTGGCGAGGCTTTGTTAACTTCTTGCCTTATTCGCGTATGAAGTACGGCAAGCATATGTGGGGTAGCGCAGGTCAGGAAGGATTTGATGGCCCGTATGCTTTGCAAGATGATTCACTGCGTGTGATGCAGCAAGATACTAAGGACGTGTTGAACGCGCACCCTGGTATGTCGGTGCACGGCCACAGTGGCATCTTTAAGAATCAGTTGTCTTTAGATTACTGGTTAACATTATCATTTAATCATATAGGAGTCAAATAGATGAAATACTTTCTTTTAACGAGCGTCTTATGCGTAGCCTTATTGACGGGCTGCGGTACTTCAAGCATATTAGGAGGTGATCCAGTTCCACTTACTGCTGAAGAGCAGGTCTTAGTAGAATCTGCGCAAGGTAGGATATTGGCAGTCAAAGCCCGTATTAAAGCAGCGTCTTCAACTTTAAACAAGATGCATTTAGCCGGTCAAGTAACAGATACCCAAGCACTTGAGTATGTCGACAAGATTGAAGAGGCTAATGACAAGCTAAGCTTAGCGACTATCAACGTAAGCGAGTTTAAGTTGCTAGCTGGTGAAACAAATAGAGAGTCTGCGCTCATGATTGTGCGAGACCTTCTTATATTAACAGGCAACTAGGAGGCCACACATGGCGAATAAAGCAAGTGACAGAATAGATCAAGTGCTCAACTATATGATTGAAACCCGTATTGCTGAGGCTGAGTTCTTAAGAGAGGTTAGATTAGCAGCGTCTGAAGGTCGTGACATTGATATGTCCGTCTTTGATACCGCTATTCAGAGCAACCTAGATGATATAAGAAAAAGGGTTCAGGAGTAATTTCTATGAACATACACAACTTATTGTTTTTGGATCAGTCCAAGAGTGAGATAAGACAAGAGATCTTTTCAGCCGGTGTTTGGAATGGCAAGAAGTTCTCTGTCGATGATCTCAAAGAGATGGTCAAAGCGTATAACGTACTAAAGGACGTTTTAAAACTACCTTTAAAACTTGGCCATGATGATGACCAGCCATATACTGACGGTGAGCCCGCTATCGGATGGATGACAGATGTTGTTTTAAACGACACTAAGAATCCTGCGAAGCTTGAGGCTGTGTTTAGTATATCGAGCCCCATTGTTATGACTGCAATCCAAAAAGGCATGTATAGAACGGTATCCGTTGAAATGTATGAGGACGTAACCTACAAGGGCCAACGACTTCCCTTTGTTCTAACTGGCGTCGCACTTCTTGGTGCTCAACTTCCAGCTGTGAATAACTTGAATGACCTTGGTAAGTATTTTGCAAGTGATCAAGAGACCGAGGGCCTCAAGTTTGCAAATAAATTATCTTTTAATATTAATGAGGAGGATTCAATGGATCCGGAATTAAAGAAAGCGCTAGAGAAGATCGAAGCGCTAGAAAGTAAGCAATCGGAGTTCTCAGTGCAGAACAAGACGCTTGCGACAGAGAACAAGGTGCTAAAAGACGCCGCTGAAAAGCGTGAAGCTGATGATAAGCTTGCCAAGTTCACTGCACGCAAAGAGAAGTTCTCAGCGGATTGTGAGAAGCTAGTTAAAGCAGATCACATTTCTCCAGCTATGCGTGAAGAGCTAAACAAAGACGTGACCGAAGATAACATTGAGATTAAGTTTAGTGCTATCTCTTTATTCATGGCTAAACTAGACGAGGACACTAAAACTGTGGACACTACAGAACAAGGTCGCAAACAGCAGTTCTCAAACACTAACAGAGGTGGTACACCTGACCAACAGCTTAATTTAGCTGCTAAGAAGATTCAAGCCGGTCAGAAAGTATCTTACTCACAAGCTCTAGAACTTGCGATGGATGAGAATCCCGAATTAGCGCAAGAGTGGGCTGATCAAGACTTAACTGCTTAGGAGGCATAAATGAATCAGGACATTATCATAAGTGTTGATGCTGGCCAAGACCTAAGCGGGTCTCAGTATCACGCTGTAGAGATTGATGGCACGATTGCAGGTAACGGCTTTGTTGCTGTTGGACTTCTGCAAAACAAGCCAAAGTCTGGTGAAGATGCAAGTCTTCTTACAGCAGGGCGTTCTAAATATAAAGCCGGTGGTGCAATATCCGCAGGCGGTCGTTTAGACACAGCAGCAAATGGCTTCATGGCCTCGGCTGCTTCCGGTGCTCCATCATGTGGTTACTCTTTGCATTCAGTTGCATCGGGTGGGATCACTGAAGGCGTATTTAACTTAATTAACCGCGCATAAAGGGAGATTGATTAATGGATATTATAGTAAAGGGTCATAGCCCTAACGCGCGTAGAAGTTTTAGCGCAACAGGTCATGACATTCACATTGACCAGACACTTTCTAATGTTGCAATGGGATACCGTCCTGAAGGCTTTATTGCTGACATGATTTTCCCAGTTGTACCAGTGGGTAAGCAGTCCGATCTATACACTATCTTTTCACGATCTGATAAGCTACGTCGTCAGACTACTACACGCGCGCCGGGAACACGAGCTAATCGAGTTGACCAGAACGTGTCAAGTGATACATACTTCGCTAAGAACTATGCGTTGTACTCACCTGTAGTAATTGAAGACAGAGCGAACGCAGACCCTATCTATCTTAGTAAGATTATCAACGGTCGTGGTGAGTTAATCATGGACCACTTGATGTTAGATATGGAAGTGCGTGTTGCTTCTCAAGTAAACTCAACTTCTAACGTTGGTAACAACGCTGCCGTTGCATCTTCTTGGGTGACCTCAAATGCAGATCCACTTGGTGACATTAACAGTATTATGGACACGGTTCAAGATGCTTGTACTATGAGACCTAATACTGCAGTGTTTGGTATTGAAGCGTGGAGACAGTTCCGCCGTCACAATGATGTGCGCAACTTGATCTTTGGTAACAACAACGGTGGCGGTTACCCATCTGTTGACGCTGTTAAGAGTCTACTAGAAGTAGATCAGATCCTAGTTGGTGGTGCGTATCAGAACACTGGTGACGAAGGTCTTAACGAGTCGCTTTCTAAAGTTTGGGATAACAACGTGCTTGTACTCTATAAGCCGCCAAGTCCTACTATTGAGCGTCCTTCATTCGGTTACTCATTCAGATGGTCAGCACCTGGTTTGCCACAACTGCAAGCCGAGCGTCATCCGTATGACAGCCGTACTAAATCTCAAGATGTTGAGATTGGTTACTACCAAGATGAGAAAATCACAGGTAGTGAGTATGCTGGTCTATTGACTAACGTCAACAGCTCTTCATAGTAAAGTAACGAGGGGCTCCATAACGGGGCTCCTCATTTTAGGAGAACATAGATGAAATATTTATTATTAGTTGTCTTAGCATTCGGTGTAAGCACTGCTTTTAGCAATGATCAGACAGAAGCGGCCTGGAAAGATTGCAACTTGCCAGAGTGGAAAACAACATGTGAAGCTGAGTTTGCTGCGCGTGAAGCCCAAAAAGTAATTGACCAAAAGAACATGACCAACCAGCAAATATGCGAAAAGTATGCTGTGTGTGGTGGTGGTTCTGGCGGAATGTAATTAAATTAAAATAGATGAGGTAAGAAATAAAATGGCGATTCGAATTATAAAAAAAGCAAATCATGATTTAGAGAAGCATCTAATCGTTGACGGTAAAGGTTCCCTTGCAGATCCAACTAAACCAATGGAGACAGAAGTCGAGCCACCTACGAATAAGCTAGACGACACAGTGATCGAAGATATTGTGAGAGGGCTAGACACGGATACGCTTGAATTGTGGGATGCTAATAATGCGCCTACAGTAAAAGCTATTAATGATGCGCTCAAAGCAGCGGGCGTAGAAGGCAAAGTCTCTGCAGAAGATAGAGACCGCATCTGGGCAACATTGACTTCATAACTAAACCTATAAGATAGGAGATTAATAAATGTTTATCGTACTACACTGTGGTGGCATGGCCTTCAACGGTAACACAATAAAAGAGCGCTCTCTAGGTGGCAGCGAATCAGCAGCGTACTATGTTGCTAAGCACCTCGCACTACAAGGGCATAAAGTAACAGTCTTCACTGGCTCAAAAGAAGAGGGGATAGTTGACGGTGTTCGCTATGTCTGGATGGGCAATCAATCAAAGTCTAATCCTCTTGGTGAGCTATTTGATATCTTTGCGTGTAACACGCCTCATGATGTTCTTGTAATTCAAAGAGCACTAAACGCGTTTACTGCAAGATACCTATCTAAAGTCAATTTTTGGTGGTTGCACGATCTCGCTTTATATAGAGCAGTGCAACCCGCGTTGTCTCAACTATACAATATAGATAAAATATTATGTGTATCTGAGTTTCATAAGACTCAAGTTGCTAAAGTGTATGGGCTTGACAAAGATGCAATAAGCGTGGTGCCTAATGGCATTGACTGTGATATGTATGAGGACGTCGAACCTATTACAGGTTTTGTTGACGCTGCAACTGGTAAGCGTCAAGGCATGGAAGACATGTCATCTAAATTCAATCTACTTTATTCATCAAGACCTGAACGTGGCCTTGAGAACTTAGTTAAACCCGGCGGCATAATGGAAATGCTTGCAGAGAAAGACCCGGACGTGCATTTGTTTGTGTGTGGCTATGACAATACAACATCAGCTATGAAGCAGTACTACGAAATGCTATGGCGTAGATGTCAAGACCTGCCTAATGTTACAAACTTAGGCGCGTTGACTAAGGACAATCTTGCTCGACTTCAGAAGTCAGTTGATATGTATTGTTATCCTACAACATTCGAAGAGACTTCATGTATCACTGCAATGGAGTCAATGGCAGCAGGTGTTCCTTTCTTGTCTTCACGCGTTGCAGCATTACCTGAGACATGCAATAAGAATGTTGATTCAGGTGCTATGCTCGTCTCACTTCAAGAAGATGGTACTGTTGACTTAAATAGATTTGTAAAAGAAGTATTGAGCTTTAAGAAAGATACTAAGCGCTATGCTAAGTTTGCTGCAAAGCAAAAAGACTGCGCATCTTATTACAGTTGGAGTAACTCTGCTTACGAGCTTGCTACCTTGGCAGAGTCAATCATTGCTGAACTGTCAAGCAACAAAGTAGCCGTGGCTCGTCAGATGATCCGCAACTCTGATATTATGCGTCTTAAAAAGATGGTCAAACAAGATCGCCAAGACTTTGAGCATCAAGGCCCTGTAATGAGTCGCTGCTTAGAAGAGCTAGACGAGCTTTATAAGTTTGCGGATTCAGATGAAGCTTACGACGAATACTATAATGAGTATTACGCGCGCGAGGATACAGAGAAGCATGTTAGCTTTAGTTTAAAAGATTTAGAGTATGAGCAACGGTTCAGAGCGGTTAATAATATGGTTGATAAACATATACTTGATCGCAGTGATATCCCTAAACTATTAGACTACGGCTGCGCGCATGGCCACTACAGTTTAAACTTAGCTGTTAGAAACCCGCATTTACACGTAACTGGTATGGATATCTCAACAACTAATATTAAGTATGCTGAGCAGAATGCTATTGAAGCTGAGCTGTCTGATCGCGTCAACTTTGTTTTAGGCCATGTTAAGAATGGTATTGGGCCTTTCTCACACAATGAGAAGTTTGATATCATTTTGCTGGGCGAGATTTTAGAGCATGTCCCAGATCCACATCGGATCTTAAATGCATTGCGTCTTAGCTTGAACCCCGGTGGCATCTTTATTGTCACTACACCGTTTGGACCTTGGGAAGCGATTGGCTACGAGAAAGAACACCCGTGGCGTGCACATCTTTGGCACTTTGATCGGGAAGAGATTCACAATACATACGAACACTTGCCTGAGTTTGATTTGAAAGTTGTGCCATCTTCACAGACACACTACAAAGAAACCGTAGGCAGCTATGTATATAAGTTCAACCCGACAGAGCAAGAAGGGCCATTTAAAGACTTCTTAGAAACTACACCGCATAAGTCTGTTGTGCCACGTCAGACTGTCTCGGCGTGTATCATTGCTAAAGACGCGGAGTCTAACATACTAGCATGCCTGAACTCTGTCTCACCGTACGTAGATGAGATCATTATCGGTGTTGACAAGAATACATCTGACAATACAATAAAGATCATAGAAACATTTAACGAAGGCCTGAAGTTATGGCCTCACGTTCATTGGTTTGATATGGAGCCAGCAATAGACACAGGATTCGACGCTGCACGTAACGAAACAATTGCCCGGGCTTCTTGTGACTGGATCTTCTGGCTAGACTGTGATGAAGTACTGTTTGAAGGAGAGTATATAAACCTTCACACACGCAACAGTCCAGTTAAAGGTTACATGGTGCCACAACATCACTTTGCTGTTCAGCCACTAGGATTAGTCAAGACTGACTTACCAGTTAGACTGTTCAGGAACAACAGAGGCGTTCAGTTCTTTGGTCGCGTACATGAGCATCCAGAGATTGAAGTCAATAAAGGTATTGGGTTGACACTACCGGCGTCTAATTTCAACCTTGCGCATAGTGGCTACACAACAGAAGCCCAGCGTAGAGGTAGATTTGATCGCAACTTACCTTTGATGACTAGAAACCGTGAGGAGCTTGATAGAACGCTAGATAAGCTTTTATGGGTAAGAGATTTATCTCAGATGTGTCAGTTTGAGATGGAGCGAGGTATCCCGATCAACGAAGAGATGCACAAACGGGCAGATCGCGGGATTACATTATGGAGTCAGCTAGTAGACGAAGACATTAGAATGGCTGTTGACTCTTTAGGTTATTATTCGACGCTATGTCGTATAAAAGGTAAAGGCTTCGAGGTCTCTGGTAAGGTTGCGATAGGCAACACTAGACCACTAGACGGTGAAAAAGGCGTGGACATAACTGGCCACTACTTTAATCAGGGTCACTTCGAGGATCTCATACATAAAATTGTTAGCACAAAGGTGGAACATTATGAAGAAAAATACTATTGATTCGGACTTAACAGCCGGCTTTAATGGGTTTAAAGATAGCGCGGAGCTTAACGCTACGTGGCGCGTAGAGATACACCGCGCAAATGGTGACATTGAAAAGTCACTTGTTAGTAACGTTGTTGTTGCAACCGGTTTAAATTCACTTGCGAGTAGACTAGTGGCAGATACTAGTTCTATCTACGGCTTTATTGCTGTGGGTACACTTAGCTCTGCAGCTTCTCTCGGCTCTGTTGTAGGCCAGTTTGGTGAGGTAGACCGCAAAGTGGCAGCGATATCTGCGGCATCTAATGAAGTCGCTATATGGCAAGCTACTTGGGCTGGTAATGCAGATGGCCTGACGGGCGTTGATTTAATGTCTGCAGCTGTTGTCAATCATGTCAGCTCAGGACAAGGCACTGCACTCAATGTTATTATCCCGGTATCAGCAACACTAGCAGCATCTGATTTCTTAAACTTACAGTGTGAAGTTCAATGCGGGTCTCATAACATTTAAAGGTGAGCTATGGAATATAAGATATTCTTTTTGTTTACACAATACGGGACCGGTTCAACTGCGATTTGTAGTGCGTTGGATCACCATCCTGATATTGCTTGCGTGCATGAGTCACTAAGAGACAGCAATCCATGTATTAAGCGTGACTATAGAGTTGTCGCAGAAAAGATTGCTTTAGCTAATCCACTTAAGAAGTACATAGCACTACATGGCCACTATGATGATCTAAGTGACGACATGCATCTTGCGCCATACCCTAAGATACATATCTGGCGAAAGAACTATGTCAAGGGGGCAATTAGACAAGTGATGCTAAATGTACCTAGAGCAGATGGTTTGTTTGATTTAGATAAACGAATCAATGATGATTGCATCGCTTTACGTATGAAGAGAGATTGTGAGATGCGTATCTATTCCACTAAGAGTATAAAGATGGAATGCTTGCTAACTAATCCAGGAATAAATCATCTGGGTAAGTGGGCAAGTAGACGACTACTTAAACATGCAGGAGTTGAAGACTACAAGAGACGATTAACTATAACAGCGCAAGGTCATAGAGATCAAGTGCTACCTAAAAACTTGGAGGAGCTTTATGGCCGATAAAGTAGAAGCAGATGTCATTGTAAAGAAAGCCTATATAAAAGGCGAGGCAGTTATTGGTAAAGCTGTTAAGATAGATGATGACTCTAATACTATCATCGCATCATTTGATCGTGGTGTCTTAGAAGATACATTTAGGAATACTAACATTGGAAAGTTGTTTGTTGATATATCTTACGACGATGAAGTAACTTGGGAGGAGCTGGGAGGTATCACATTTGGTGGTGGTCGTGTTCGTACTCCATTAGATAACCTTCCACCGTTTAGTCAGTTCATTGCACAGAATGTAAAACCAGAGCAAGAGGATAAAGACGGTAATATTGTTCAACGAAGTTCACGTGTGAGGTTTGAAGCATTAGAAGGATTACCTGAAGCTAAAGTTGATCTAGACTTAGTTAAAAAAGAGAAGCTTAAACTAGCTTAAAATAATGGCTTCCTTCAATACCGCGCATTCAGGCTCAGCAACTTTCGCATCTAGCATCACTGTTAGTGGCGTGACTGCGACTGGTGATGATCCTTACATATTAGCGACCACAGTAGTCATGGACTTTTCTACTTACGTTCCTACGGGTATCACTTGGGATTTAAGTACACCTGAGAGTTTAGTATTACTAGATGAAGACGATGGTTCTGGATTTGATAACGGAATGGCTACTTATGGCGCGGCAGTAACAGCGGGAACAGACTCAGTCACTGCATCTTTCGGGGCATCTATTAATACGTTGGGCATGGGTGTTCTTACTTTCAACGATGTTGATCCCACTACACCTGAAGGAAATGAAGCCTCTAGTTACGATAATGCTCTAGCCTATAATACTCCAGAGACGTGGACAGTCACACCTACTGGTGCGGTAAGCGGAGATATCGTTGTATCTGCATATCTGTTAGAAGGATTTGGATATACTACAACGACCGGAGCAAATCAGACTGAGCGAGTAGCTTTGACGACTGGTGGATATGGAATAGATCTTATTATGGATACGCAAGCCGGAGCAGATGGCGGTGCGATGTCTATTGATACTGACGACGCTTCAAGTGGATCAATACATCTTTACGCTATTGTTTTAAAAGATGCAGCGGCATCTCTTTTAGTTGATCAAGAAGGTTATCGATGGAGAAACGATGATGGAAGTGAGTCTGCTGCTACATGGCGCAAAGCACAAGACACTGCAGATACGGCTAACGTTGGCGAACAGCTCAGACTTCGTATGCTACTAGACGCAACTGGTGACCCTGCAACAACAACTAGAACTTTGCAATACCATGAAAAGTCATCAGCTGCCGGATGGCGTAAGGTGAAAACTTAATGGCTAGTATCACACCAGTCAATGGACGCGCTGCATGGTTAACTACCTACACAGGCGTTCATACCTATTGGGAATTAAACACTGCTAATGAAGGTACAAACTTCGGTGATGATAGTTTAGGCGGGGATAATACTTCCGTCGCTGCGCCAGGAGATATATCGACGCAAGAAACGTATGAGGGTATGAATCAGCAGAATGACCCTCCTGCGAGTGATGCGTTAGATATTTATAGTGTTACAGACTTTGGATGCCTGCTCTATCTACCTGCTGGAATGACGCACAGCAATGTCTATGGAATATTTCATAACGGGGGTGGTACTAATGCGCAATCCTTACAAGTAAGGGCAACGGCAACCGGTGTTGAAATTGCAGCAATGCATAACGCGAACGGAACAGATCAAGATTCTGTTATTCATGAAATTCCTGACGCCGATCTTCCAGGATGGTTCTGTATATCTGGGCAGCTTGCTTCTGAAGGTGGTACTCAGGGCAACATGGGTTTATGGGTTAATGGCGTCAAGGAAGCCAGTGGGGCAAGAGGAACACAATTAGCCTACGGCTCAGGAAACCCAGACTTTGGTAACTCTGGCGCTGATTCAATCCTAGCAGCAAGCGTCGTAGACCCAGGAAGTTACAGCGGTGGTAACTGGGGAAGTCCAGCGGCTATCAATAGCACTGGAATACTTATTGCAAACTTCTGGGCAGATAACCCAGCGAATGATAATACGAGTCCTGATGGATTAGGCAATACAGCTCATGAGGACTACTTTACAGAGCATACAGAGTCAGCCGGCGGTGCCATACTAGCTAGAACACTGAGCGACGCCATGGGTATGGCCGACGTGATGACCCCAGACGTACCCGATGCATTTGAGATGGCGTTATCAACTCACTTTGCTGATGGTGCTGCTACGACTGCCCAGCTAACTGCACCTAGCGGTAAAACGTCAGGCGTTGACTTCCAGTCAGGCGAGTTAGTAGAAACCAGTAACCCGACACCAACAACAGATATAGGTGCTGGGAAATATATTGAAGATGAGTTTTGTATTAAGTCCGTAGATGATATTAATACCCATGAAGCTACTTATGAATTTAGACTGGTGGATAATACCGGCGCTGTGTTCGATGTCATAACAGTTACTCCTGAGCTGACCTTAACATCTGCATCAGGCGTTATTATTAGCAGAGTATTATCAGAAAGCGTAGAGCTAGATGACAACTCACAGGACGACCTGGAGCTCCACAAGCGTGTTGTTGAGGCCTTAACTCTGTCCGACAATCAGATGGTGAGCCTTACGTTAGGTCGTTTATTAACCATATCTGTGCCATTAGAAGATAGTATTTTTGCGCAGCCTATTATAAGTAGGGCCTTATATGAGACTTTTTTACTCAACGACACACTAAAACGTCAAGCTTTTCTTAATAAGTTCCTTAAAACAAGCCTGGTCGTCTCAGATGATGCTATCCGACAGCAGCTATCGAGCAAAATACTTGCATCCGGGCTAACTATCCAGGACTTCGTCGCAAGATCCATCCTGATCAAGCGTGTGCTAATAGATCAGACTGACTTAGAAGACAGCCTAGCGGTCTCAGTGGCCATGGTGATGTCTGCTCTATTAGTGGATAATCTCAGCGTTGAAGACGCAATCAGTGCACAATACGAGCTAACAAAACTGCTAGCGGATAACGCAGACCTAGAGGACAACATAGTTACTAGCTTTATGCTAACTAAGTTACTCCAAGACAGCTTAGTTGCAACGGACATTCTGCAGTCTATCTTTGTAGGTATTGAGATCATAGAGAAGACACTGGCCGACAATGTAGGTATTCAAGACCAGTATAAGACAGCTTATATCCGTCAGCGGGTTGAGAATGATTTGATTGATTTTGTGGATGATGCGTCTCATTCTGTCATCTACTACAGAGAACTTGGGGATGTCACAGAGTTGTTTGATGATCTCATGGCTGAGATATCTCAGATCATACAGTTGAACAAAGTGCTGACAGATTCGCTGGGTATCACGGATGATCTGATAACACAGAGATCAGTAGCAAGACAATTAGTAGTAGGCATACTAGTGACGGCCGATATCTTTAAAGAAGTTCACGCATACAGAGCATTGACAGATGTCTTTGATGTTGTGGACGAGGCAATGATACAACGCTTGCTGCTTAGATCGGTGGGCGATGCAATAGACTTTGATGATGAGCTAATATCAATTCTTGTCAAGCCAGTTAGTGGGCTGATTAAAGTAGTGGCTTTATTAGTTGATACCATCATTACAATTGCACTGTTAGAAGGTCAGCACATTAGAGTGCTTATAGATTGTGCACTAGACATTGAGACTGAACTAGTTAAGCCAATAAATATAAATGAATCAGGAACGGATATACAGCAAGAGGTAGGTATGGAATGAGTACACTAAAAAAAGTACTAACAGAGGATACGAGGAAATTCACGTGGGTATCTTCTGGCAATGATCTCTCAAACAGTTACTTGGCTATTTTTGATGATAGTGAAACACTTGTGTCTTCAGCTACAATGGTAAGCTCTGGAGACGGTCACTATTACGGACTTTACACAACGCCTAATACGCCAGCTTTCTATGTTGGACAGTTGGGTGGTAACATTGGCGGCAATCCTTATAAGCGTAAAATTCGCTTTAAAGTTGTGGCGGGAGAAGTATAATGGGAAGATACGTTGAATGGTCAGATGTTGTTGATCGCTATTCGTTACTGGACTCACTAGGTGGCGCGGCAGAAGTCGGTTCTACTTATATTCAGTACTGTGAAGCAATGGTCGATGGCAAGCTGGCTTGTTTGTTTACACCGCCGTTTAGTAACAACAATCTTACAGTAAAAGATCTGGTGATTGACGAGGTATTTTTAAAAGCCTCACGCACGCGGGATAAGACTTATGATAAAGTCAATGAGTCTTTAATGGAACGCTATAAAGGTTTGCTAGGCGGAGATTCTAAAATGGTTGATTTGGCTGGCACAATCCTGAGCTCAGGAACTGTAGGCTGTCAAGATACATCTGGCGCCACACCAATTTATGGTGAGGTTGGTTCTGGTGATCGTTGGGAAGGTGATATCAAGTGGAGTGGGAGCTGCTAATAAATGACTGTTAAAGTAGAACTAGACGCCCGCAAGCTAAGGGCCGCAAATAAAACGCTGGTCAGGCTACAGAAGCAGGTCAGTGATTTGCGCATACCTCATAAGAAGATATCAATCTACTTAGATCGGTGGGTACAGTTAAACTTTAAAGGTGAAGGTAAACCTATTGGTGGCTGGGTGCCTTTCAAGTCTGGTGGTAGAAATGGAGATACATCTGCAAAGTTACTACAAGACACTGGTCGACTAAGAGCATCCTTCTTGCCATTCTCGTCTAAAAAGACAGCGGGCGTTGGATCAGACCTTGACTATTCGAAAGCTCACGAGGAAGGTTCTGGTCATGTACCGCAGCGGAGAATACTACCAGAACGAGCTGAAGTGCTTAAGGATGTCATTACGATCTACGAGAATCATATCGCTAGGAGCATAGATAAATCATGAGCGTTAATAGCATAAATATTATGGAAAAGATGCAGGAGGCTGCAATTAACTCTGCTGAGTTTGACTGTCAAATCTGCATTGGTGAGTATGTTAATGAGTCATCAGACAACGCAGCTAATGGCTGGATAGGCATCTATAAAAAAGATGTGGAGTATGAACCAGGAACTTTAGGCATCCAGGCCAGTCTTAATAAATGGCGGTTTGAAGGAGAGTTCACTATTGTTATCCAGTTTGCTACAATGGCTGGTGGTAAAGAGTGTAATGTTGGGCTTGACAACTTAGTCAATAAATTTGTCGATATTATTTTCCAAGATAAAGAGATTGCAGGAAGTGTAGATAATGTCAACAGTGTTAGTGTCAGATACAATTACAATCCGGCATCTAATAGCGAAGGAAATGAAGCTGTCTACTTTCAGACGGCATTCGTGGATATAAACTTGGAGGTAGATAGACGATGAAAGTAAAATGGAAAGGTGGTGATAAGTTCTCACCTAAATATGGTAAATTAACAAAGGGCCGCGAAATAGATGTACTAGAACACCACGGAAAATCGATGGTAGATAGTGGCCGTGCGGAATTAATAAATAAACTTAAGAGCACTACAAAGGAGTACTAATAATGTCTTACGCTCAAAACTTTAAAATGGGAGTGGCTTGGCAAACGTCAGGTGGAACTGCTGCAAACGTATCTAGCTTGCAATGGTTTGAACACGTATCAGAGACCGTAGGCAGAGTTATTCCGCCACTAGTTAGCCAAGGAATGCGCGGCATACTTGATGAGAATGACGAATGCGAAGGTCCTAACACAATTGAAGGTGATCTAGAAATAGAAGCGCGTCCAATTGAAGCGGGCTGGATGTTCAAAATGATGTGCGGTGCCTATTCTGTGTCAGCTGCTGGTAATGCTTACGAACACGTGTTTCAACCAGAGCAGTCTGACTGGGATGGCACATTTGCAAAACAGCCTTTCACAATTCATAAAGGTATGGATGTGGGGTCTGCGCAATTGTTCTATGATATGAACGGCAACGTCATGGAGCTTTCAGTTGCGAACGGTGATTTTCTTAAGCAGAAAGTTGAGTTTGTCGGTGGCGGCTTTCAACAGATTGCTGAAGATACAGCTGTGTATGAGTCAGGCAAACGCTTTACTTGGGCACAGAACAGTATGTCAATTGGTGGTTCGGGCGCAGTTGGTGCGCTCTTCACTGAGTTGAACATCTCGTTTGATGAAAAGCTAGAAGCTCAGCATACATTTAGATCTTCACTGTTCCCATCTCGTATACAGCGAACAGACTTTAGAGCCATTGAAGTATCCGGCACGGTTAAGTTTGATAACCAAGATGAGATGCAGGAGTACTTCAGCCAATCAGAACGCGCGCTAATCGCAACATTCATCGATACCACAACAGAGGTTTCTTCTGGTTACTTTAATAAGCTAGAAGTGCGTATTCCTAAATTTAAGTATCGTGATTATAAGCCGGAATCTTCAGGTCCGGGCAAGGTAGAAGTTTCATTTGAAGGCGCCGCTAAGTATAGCGTTGACTCAGGAACTTCAATTCAGTTTGTTTTGGTTAATAGCCAAGACACTTACGCTTAAAGGAGTTAATAAGAAATGAGTAGCTATACCCCTACCAAGAAGTTAGAAGTTACATTTGAGGATGATACTGTCAAAGTACAGTTCAAGCTACTGACTCGTGGACAATTTTCTAAATTGTTGCCATTCTTTTCACAAGTCCAAGGTGATACACCAGACCCAAGTTCTATCATGGGTATGCTGGATGCTGCGTCTGAGTTTATAGATGAGTGTATCATTAAGTTCAGCGGGCTGCATGATCAAGATGGCAATGAGCTAGAATTTCAAGTTGTTAAAGACGATCAGTATTTTACTAATTTGTTTGTTGAGATCATCGGTAAAATACTGGAAGCGAGCTCTGTGCAAGAAAAAAAGCAGGGCACCTTAAAACCTGTGTCAGACAGTATCTCTCAAGACTCAGCATAATAAAGGAAGAAGATGCAAGCATTAATGGATATCATTATCAGACGTGGATTGATTTGTTCGGGCATTGTTTTGATGTCAACGAGGGCCACATCTCTTTTAATAAATATCCAGATGAGTTTGCTAACTACTTCGAGCAAGACAACTTAACCATGGACATTCTTAGATGTATTAAAGAAGCTTACTACGATGAGATAGACTCTCAGCGTAAAAAAGCTGACACTAAACGTAAGGGCTCAAGGCGGAGATAGGCATGGCACGTAAAAATGAAGTAGAGTTTCTGATAACTGCGCAGGACAAAGCCACTAAGGTTCTGCGCGGCTTCACTAAAACTTTAAAGATCACCGCAGCAGTCGGTGCTGCAACAGGCTCCGCTGCTATTGGCTTAGCTGGCGGGCTGCTTGCTGTAGCTAAACAAGTTGCAAAGACTCAAGACGCTACGGCTAAATTTGCTAAACGTATTGGCACAACAACAGATGCATTAAGTAAGATGCAGTTTGCCGCGGAGCTCGGGGGTATTAGTGTTCAGAATATGAATCTTGCCATGCAACGAGCAACCCGCAGAATAGGAGAAGCAAGCAAAGGGATGGGCGAGGCGCAAGGAGCGCTGAAAGAATTGGGTCTTAATGCAAGTGTACTTGCTAAGCTTCCACTTGACAAAAGAATGGAAGTACTGGCTGACTCTTTAGCAGGTGTTAGTAACCAAACGGATAAGCTGCGCCTTGCGTTTAAATTATTTGACTCTGAAGGTACCGCAATACTTCAGGTTATAGAAGCCGGTGGTGATGCGTTTAGAGAAGCAGGAAAAGACCTTGACTTCTTAGGCGCTACTATCATGCCACAAGCCGCGGCTAATTCGGAAGTGTTCCAGGATCAGCTACTAAGATTAAACAAAGCTGGCTTTGGTTTAAAGCAAACAATAGCGAATGAAGTCATCCCAATCTTTTCTTATTACATAAGAGAGTTCACTAATTGGGTAGCAACCAATCGAGAAAAGATCGCAGCGTTTGTCAAGGACGTAACAGTAGGATTTGCACGTGTACTTAAGTTTGTTGTTGACTTTGGTAAGAAAGTCTCCGCCTTATTTAATAAAGATTTCTTTAATGCAGGCGGCGGATTTGATAAGCTGTTTGATATTGCGTCAACAACCTTTAAGGAAATTGTAACCTTTGCTGGCGCCGTATTACCGGGTATTGGTGCGGTCATTGTCTCAGTTGGCGTAGAAGCTTTCAAGACATTCTTTGAACTAGGCAAGGCTGCGTTTCAACAGTTGTTTGACTTGCTACGCGGTGAAATTAAGTATTCATTTAAAGAAGGCTTCTCTTTTGAAATACCTAATGATGCAATCTCATTCGGTGAAGTCTTAGAAGATCAAGGTAGAATTGCAGCTGATAATATTAAAGGTATCATGCGCGGTGTTGCAGAAGACGCAGCCGGAGCAGCTAAAGATTCTCTTGCTGCTATTGGTGCAGCAGTATCTACAACGCTAAACCTAGACTCAGGCGGTGATTCATTCCTGCAGAATAAGTTGCTCGGTGAGGTCGCAGCACAAGACAAGCTAACTGAGTCTATCAAGTCAACAGAAGAACAGCTTGCACAGTTAGGACAGCGAGAAAAAGAATACACGTCAGGTATTGAAGGCCGGCTGGATGTTACTAAGGCAGCACAAGACGGGCTTATTGAGCTTAATCAAGAGCAAAAAGATATGCTCGAATCTGGCAAGCGGCTTTACTTAGATATTACTAAAGAACAAGAACGCTTTGCCTTCCAGGCTAGTGACGGCATACTGTCAGTGAATGAAACAACTGCGCAGTTCTTACAGGAAATTGATCAGCAGATAATTGATCAGAACAACTTAATGGCGGAGAGTCAAGGACTGTTGCAACAATCTACTACTGCATTTTGGGAAGCGGAGTTTGCGCGACTAGAAGAGACAAAAGTATTCTTTCAAGAGCAGCTAACAGCAGCAGTCGACATGGTGTCAGAAGGTATTGCGTCGGCAATTGTAGATGGCCAGTCGTTTGGTAAAGTCATAGAGAACACATTCAAATCAATCTCTAAGAGTGTCATCTCGTTTTTAGTAAAGCAAGGATTAGAAACCTTAACACTAGGTGCCTTGACACAGAAGACTGCTGCGAAGTCTGCATCTGTTGAAGCAGCTAAAGCAATTGGCATGACTGGGGCGAACACGTTTGCCTCTGTGTCTGCTGCTCCTTGGCCTGTATCATTGACTGCCCCGGCCGTTGCTGCGGCTCACGTAGCCGGTGCGTCTGCTCTGTTCAGTACTGGAGCTGCTACTGGTGCTGCGCTAGGTGCTGCGATTGGTGGTGGAAAAGCTCACGCAGGTTTGGATTATGTACCGAGCGAGTCTACCTTCTTACTTCAAAAAGGTGAGCGAGTTATTCAGCCAACTGCAAACAGAGACTTGACAGCTTTCCTATCACAGTCTAGTAGCAATGATGACGATGGCACATCTGCCGGTATTGGTGGCTCAGGTGCTGTTAGTGTTGAGAACGTGAACATTCAGATGTTCCCTAATGCTGCAACAACTGACGTGCTGTCTGTACTTTCATCCGAGGAACTTGGTGATGCTATCTTTGACCAGTTGCTAGAATCTTTTAATAGAAATGACAAGCTAGGTGTCCGACCTAACTTTGCAGAACGTTCGAGGACTTCATAAAATGGCATGGATATTGCAAGCAAGTAGTGCGTCACAGGTTTCACTTGAGCCAGAGTACAGCTATAAAGATAGCGCTGTTAAGATTGAGAACCGTCACAGAACACGAGACGGCTCACAGTATAAGTATCGCTGGGGTAAGTACGACAAGATTAAGTTCACTGTCAGATACATAAACAGCGAAACTCAAAGCGTTATCAACACTTGGTGGGATACTAATGTGCGCCTTGAGTGGTACGAAGAGGGCTCTATAGACGTGCGGTCTGTGTATATCAATAATAAAAATAAGCCTATTGATATGTTTATCCGGCCGTACTACGATAAATTTCAAGGTACCATTGAACTAGAAGGTTACTAGCATGGGTTATAGTCCATCATCAGATTTCCAGGTTGCTATCTTAGAGCGTGATGCTATCATTGAACGCCAGTTCTTTATTGGCTCGTCTGACTATACATCGTACGTGACTAAGTGGCCTAACTTTACGCAGTCCGTGAATGATCTCCGGCCCATCAATGTAACGATCAATCTGGCAAATGAAGATGGCACGTTTAACTTCTTTGAAGCAGACAAGACCAACCTGGTCAACAACGGCATTGTGCGGGTAGGTGTAAACCTCGCGCGTGATATCAGTGTAGACTCTAAAGAATTACTGACAGTTTACCAAGGACGCGGCGAGCGAGTTAAATATAGCCGCGGTGTCTGTGGCTTTACAATGGTGGATAAGTGGACACAGCTATCTGAGCGGCTAGTAGGTGACTCTCAAATTCCTATTGACTACACAGGATCTAATTACCTTGTGTCTGACATAGCATGGTGGTTAGTAACTTCACACGGTGGCTACTCGTCAATTGAGTCGACTTCAAACCCGGACATAGACTATGAAGCATTTCAATCGTATGCCTCAGTATTCTCAGAAGATTCTGTTTATATTAATGCCTCATTTGATGGCCTTAAGGTCACAGAGTGTTTGCGCAAACTGGGGCGGATGTCAGACTCGCAGATATTCATTATCTACACGAACTCCGAGACTAAAATAAGCTTTAATAGATTCACGCAAACATCTTCCGAAGTGCAGACTTTAGACGATTCGATGGTAACAGATGTTCAGTTAAGTATTGATGATCGCGACATGATTAATAAAATGACTGTGTCCGCAGCTTACTCAGAGTCATCAGACTACTGGGGTATAATTGTCACAGACCAGTATAGCTCATCCGTTGATTCATATGGACTGCGTGAAGACTCTGAGGAAGATGAGAATATATGGTACGCAACATCTTCAACCGCAATTAACTTTGCGCAGCGAGTTACCTTTGTAAAGAATGAGCCCTTTAATAAGATCAGAGCTGCCACAACCTTTGCTGCTTACACTAAGCAAGCAGGTGAAGGCTTAGAAATAGCGGACTCACTACTTGGCTTTGGTCAATCATTCCGTGTGAACAAGCGTTCTATTAACATAGATACGGGCCAAGTGATTGTTGAAGGTGATGCTGCAAGATTTTTTAACGGGTTCACGTTAGACGTTGATTCACTTGATGTAACAGACAGATTTTTATTATAGGAGCATATAACAATGCCACAACTACTAGCTAGAAAATGTGACAACTGCGAGAAGCAAGTTGTAACTACATTAGAAGACGGGTTTCATAACTGGGGTCAGATACTTGGTGTCGCTTGGGATGGCGTACTGAATCCATGTTTCTGTGACGGGTGCATGCAAATCATTAAGGACGGGATAGAGATGGCACTAACAACACGAGCGGCCGAAGCTATCGGTCACAGATTACCGGAGGATTAAACAATGGCATGGACTAACGTAACATTCGCATTCGGCTCCATCTTAACAAGTACGAAGATGACGCAGTTAGATGATAACTTTGAAGCATTGGCAAATGGTGACAGTGGGTCACCTAAGATACAAGAAGCAGCAATCACAGGACAAGCAGCAGTTGACCGTTCTGCATTAAAGACTGGGGTGTCGGGTGCATCAGGTAACGTGGGGGCAAATACGCAAGTTAATATAGCAATGACGGACTATTCACTGTTTCCTATGTTTCACTCTACAGGTGGAGAAATAGTCATGGGTGGGCATATTACTGATGGAGGCGGCGCATCTGTACCTAGATTCTCAGCACGTAATTTAAACGGCAAAACATCAGGAAGTTACGATGCAGACTGGAGGTATATAGCAGCATGAAAACTTATTATAGAATACTTGTTAACAAACAGACAAAAGAGATTGAACACTGTATGACATCTGATGCGCCGTTGTTTGATAATAAAATAATAGAAACGCTAGGACCTGATTTAGTAACGGGTGTGCCAACTGTGGAAACAGAATACGATGAGTGGAATGGTGTAATGGAGGATGCTAGATATATCCGCCCCGGAGTACTGCTAAAAGAACTGTTGGAGCCCACTGTTGCTGATCTTGATCAACCCCCAACAATGAAACTCTTATCTGATAAAGACAAGGTGATAACTATACAGAAGAACATTGAAAAGCGTTACGTTGAAAATGCTGGTGTAACATTTAAGCTGGACAAGACTAAGATTTTAGATAAGACTAAAGCGAGTGAGATTACAGTAGAAGAATTAGAAACAGACTTAGGGCGTAAGAAGTTAGCTGGTGAAGACGTGACTAAGCTTAAGAAAGCAATAGACGATGAGAAAATTAAGGAAATTAAGTGAACGTAGAGCTGGCCACGATGAGTGACATAAAACGCCTACAAGAGCTTGGGCAATGCTGTCCTTACGCGTCCGGTTTTGCTTGGCATACATTAGAAAATGGCTCGCGTGACTGGTACGTGGCTAAAGACGATGCTCTTGTTGTTGGCTTTGTATGTTGTCACTATGTGTCTGTGACAGGTTTGAAAATAGATTACGTATGCACAAATAAAAAAGGATCGGGCTCGCAGCTGATCAGGTATGTTATAAACAAATACTCTGATGCATTGTCCATCTCTATACAAGCAGTGAATAAAGATGCGCGCGGTATTGAATGGATTAAGAAGTTAGGATTTGAGGAATACTCGTTTGGAGAAGGTTGCACGTACTTAGCAAGGGGACAACAATGAAAGACCAGATATCAAAATTCGGTATAGGAACAAGACACGTCAGAACTAAAGGCGGCATGGTGCTTCTCAAACGTTGGGGGTTATGGACGCCACTATTTTCAATCATGTTGTGTCAGGTCAGTACACTACATCAAGCATTCCATAACCACGAAGCATCTTTTGTGTCTTTCATAGTAAAAGGTTCTTACACTCAACTACAGCAACACGATGATGGCACAGTGACTAGTAAAAAAGTCAAGTGGTTTAATTACGTGCCACATACTATATTCCACACAGTTCGCGCAGAAGGTCCCGCGTGGTCAATTCATTTAATGGGCCCCTATCGTAAAAGTATGATCATGCTAAAAGTAAAAGACAGACTGATCAACTCAACTAGAATAGTACAAACAAATAGATAAGGATTACTAAGGATGAGAGCATTTATATCAGCAGGCCACTGGCCACCAAAGCCGGGTGTATGTCACGAAGGATTTTGTGAGTATGACGAAGCTATTAAGTGGGTTGAAATTATAAAAGATGAACTGCAAGATCTTGCTGTCGTTGTAGAGACTGGCACTGTGACCAACAAAGCAAACTTTGTCAACAGTCGCTGCACACCAAAAGATGTATTTCTTGAGATTCATTTTAACTCGGCTGAGATGGCATACCATCGCAAGATTGAGGGCGCAGAAACTTTGTACTATCCAGGCTCCGATCGTGGTAAAATACTTGCCGAGCGTATTCAAGATGCGATGCTTTTAGCCGATCCTGATGGTCTGAAAGACAGAGGCACTAAAGAAGGTTGGTACCAACAGAACAAAGACAAGGGTTCAATCTACATCTTACGCAAGACTAAGTGCACCGCACTAATAATAGAGCCTGAATTTATTCAACAACGAGCAGCTATAGAAGCTATGCGCAGACCTGTTAGTCTTCAGGTTGCTAAATGTTTAAGAGAGATTTTAGGGGAACATCATGATTAATTTTAAAGCACCACGTATACCATGGGCCGCGGTCATAAAGATTGCGCTCTACACCACTCTACCGGTTGTTGTTGCCACAGGTGATGACTACTATGAGCTCGCTAAAAAGTATATAGAACAGCAAAGCCTCACTGAAATACCAGACTACGAAATGACATATTTAAAGTTTAAAACTGTGGCGGCTGGCTTAGCTGGCTTTGCTGCATCGCTAACTCGTTCTATTAAAGACGAATATAAAATAATAAATCCAAAGAGTTAGCGGCGTGAGTTTCAAAGGAGAGACATGGGAATTAACGATCTCAATGAGATTTATACACGGCTACGCGCCTTGGAGATAGAGATGGGTAAACTTAAAACGTGGTCTATTGACCACCAAGACATTTGCAGCGTAAGGTATAACGGCATCAATAAAAATATGCAGGATGTTAAAGATACACTTGACAAAGGCCTCACTGATGTAACGACTGCTGTAGTTGCAGTTAAACATGAGATAGAGAAAGAGAAAGAGAAAACTTATACGGATCACAAGTCTATACTGTCGTTAGCCGTTAAGGTACTTGGACTGTTAGTCATCAGTCTGGTCGTTTATATCTGGGCAACTAAGGTAATGGTGCCATGAATGCTAATATCTTAGCTGGGATAGCTGTCACAGCAATGGTTAGCTTTGTTGTAGCATCTTACTGGAAGACAACAGAGAAGATCGATACTAAGGTTGACCTGATAGTCTATGATAAAGATGTCACGCTGTTAGCAGAGAACTCCGCGCAAAGTATTCAGCGCGTTCAAAGCCAGCTAATTGATATCCAGATCAATAGCACTATCCGTGACTTGAATGCCATCGACCGGAAGATAACCCGTGGAGAGCATACTTCTTATGATGTTGACAGGAAGCTTGAGTTGAAAAGAGAGTTGGAACAGCTAAACGTTGATAAGTCAAGTTTAAAGTAATATCTTTAAAGATATGAGGGCCCTATTGTGTTTGATCCATATAGGGCAACTCATTGATCCATATTAGCATTAACTAATACTCCTACCTGTTTGCGTTTCGGCCAATCGTACCGACGAGCTTCTCAAGGTTGTGCTGGCGGTTCTGACCTATTGCCATGAATATAAAAATCACATGAACAACTAGAGCGCCAACTCCAGCGGCCATCAAGCCAAGAACAAAGAACATCCAGTAAAAGCACGTCCAGAGAATGAAGCTGATTATATAGCCATTCGCCAGAGGTGTTAACCATGGTACTAATAACGCGATTAAAATTTTCATCTCTATTCTCCTAAATTTAGTATGTACCGGTCTGGCACACTCTTCCAAAAATTAACAGCTTCTATTAAAGGCTCCCCACGCTTAAAGACAATCAGATTAGCAGATGTATTTGCCAGCATCTTCATGCAGTGGAAGCAAGGGAAGTCTGTTGTGTAAACAGTTTTAATCTTAAGAATATCATTGCAGTGCATCAAAGCATTCTGTTCTGCGTGTATTGCATGACAAGTATCAATTCCTTTCCCGTCTGGCAGATCACTGTTTTGACGCGGGCATGGTGTCGAGATACAGTGCGGATGGTTTCTAGGCACGCCATTGTATCCAGTACCAATGATTCTATATGCATCGTCTACCAGTACGCAGCCAACTTCATTGCGTGGACACGTAGACCCTTTTGCAATGTCCTTGGCGAGCATCATGAAGTACTTATTTTTGTCCATCTTTTTCCTCACTCAAATCAAGATCAGGTTTATCAAGCTCACGAGTAATAGTATTATCCACACGGTTATAATAGTCCGTCATCGTTTGCTCTATTACCATTAAGTTGCGTGGAGGCATCCATCCTGAGGGCTTCATGCAATCAAGCGCACTAGATCGCTTAGACTCAGCAGACGTAGCAACACGCTGCTTCATCATGTTTGCCCGGTGCACTTCATTCCAATGCGCATCCCAATCAAAGCCAGCCATGGTAGCAGTACCCATTGCAACATAAACAAGATCTACCAATGCATCAATCTGCTCATGGAGCTGATGATTTTTAACTGCTTCTATATACTCTTTCAGCTCCTCCGCCATAAACTTTATGCGGTATTGCTGCACATCGGGTTTAAGCTCCTCTGGAAATTTGCCAATCGGTAAACCGAATTTCTTATTGAACTCCAGAATGTTTGCATACATGTTACTCATACGGCCACCTTTCCTTTTATCGCTGCGTGATGCTTATAGTCTAGTAAACTAATTTCTTCCGGGTAGTTAATGAAGTTGTCTATATCCCTCACAAAATGAGGCAGTCTTACTATTGGAAGTTTGCACGGTATTCTATTGACTTGTTCTTTCATCTGGTCAATGTGATTGACATATATATGAGAATCTAGGAAGTGGCAAATCAGTTCGCCTTCTATTAGATCAGTCACCTGCGCCACCATCTTAAGTAGCAGCCCATACATTGCAATATCAAATGGTACACCAAGAAAGAAGTCACAACTACGCTGGACCATAGACAAAGACAGCTTGTCATTCGCCACGTAGAATTGAAAGTAAAGATGACACGGTGGCAACTTCATCTCGTGTAGTTTAGACGGGTTCCACGCAGTGACAATTATGCGACGGTCATTAGGATTAGTCTTCAACGTTTCAATACACTGTGCCAGTTGGTCGATACCATCCCCATTAAAATCTCGCCATTGATGTCCGTAGATTGGGCCTAAGTGTCCAGCGTCATCTGCCCACCGGTCCCAGATATTAATATCGTGCTCTTTAAGATAAGACGTGTGCATACCTTTTTCTTTAGAGCCATCTGCAAATTTCTCGCCGCCTTCTATGTTCCATAGCAGTTCATGCTTAATGCCATGCCAGAACATTTTCTTAGTTGTTAGTAGCGGGAAACCTTCCTGCATGTTATGTCTAAACGTAGTATCAAATACGCTGATAGTATCAATACCTGTCCGGTTTGGTTTCAGCACACCATTGTCTAAAATGTTGTTTACTATGTCTATGTACTGTTTCATTTAGTGCCTCCTGGAGTCAATCAATTTGACGACTGTATCAAAGTTTTCATCAGAGATTTCGTTAAGCAGTACTGCATTCTTTTTCTCTGAGTAGGTTAGTTTATCAAAGTAGCTTACATACTTTGCGTGCACCTTAGCCAGCAGTTCAAGACTATCTAAGTATTCATCTTCCTTGCGCGATTCAAAAGTGCGCGCACAATCTGTAAACGGTGGCACGCAAAAAACGTAAAGCGCTTGTGACTCAAATGCTTGTTCTTCTAAGGTTTCCATCAGTTCAACCGAGAACTTAGGGGTCCTAGAAGGAATGACATTAGCGTAGATCTCTTCACTTATCCAGCTCCGGTCCATTATCACAGTAGACCATTTCACGTAGCCCATGTCTATGGCCCTTTGAAAATGTTGCGACAAAGCAGTCTGATCAAAGTGAAAGTAGATTGCATCTACATAATGCTTCTCTAGCTTTTTGCCAAGTGTAGTTTTTCCGGCGCCGTCAGGCCCCTCTAGGATTATAACCATTGAAGTTTACCCCTTAGAAATGTAGTTCTTATTGAATCCATAACTCATATACTTACGGACATAAGCAGCATCTTTCTTGAACTCTGCCATTGTTTTTTCAACAACTGTGTCCATATTCATGCCTTGCTTACCAACAGTCTTCTGGATAAAACCAAGCACAGACTCTGGCTTACTTAGTTTAGCGCAGTCCTTATGTACTTTGATTGTTGGATTAGCAAGCACACGGGTAGGAGAAGCTTTCTTTGTTGCAACTTTTTTCTTTGCGGCAACTTTTTTCTTACTCGAAGTAACTACGGTAGTCTTCCCAGTTTTTGTAGTCTTTTTTGCTGGTGTCTTTTTTACAACAGGTCCCTTAGCTGCAGACTTCTTGCGTAAGTTTTTTTTCTTTGCTGATGGTTTATAGTCGCTATTTAATGCGGCTGACTTAGTAGATGTTAAGGCCATGATAGGCTCCTTCTTTATTAAAGTTGATTTAAGTAGATCCAGAAGTTTTTTCTGTGATCGGTTTTTCATAGACAGAGAGTGAACAATTAGCTCATCAACAGTCCCCCGGGCGATCAGATGGTAAACAAGAACAGTTCCTGTTTGACCTTGCCGCCAGATGCGTTGAATGAATTGCAGGTAGTTCTCCAGACTCCAGCCTATAGAATAGAATACTATCGCAGCGTTGATCCCTTGTAAATTAAGACCATGCGCAATAGATTGTGGCTGACCTAATAGAATTGGTATTTTTCCAAGATTCCACTTATTAATAATTTCATCTGCTTGTTTTGCAGATACACCTCCTCCAATATAAGGTATTGATTTCCCAAGAGCTTTTCTGATTTTATCGATCTCGTGTCTAAACTCATACGCAATTAGTACTGGTTTCCCATTCAATTCATCTATGAGCTCCTTCAAGGCCTCTATTTTACAATCGTGAATTTGTGCAACAGTTCTTGTTTCACTGGTCTCATCATCAGAATATATACTGCCAGATGCCATCTGTCTGCATTTCTGCGTTGCCACGGCTGCTGTTGAGGCGGTCACTACATCATCCTCGAGCAAATGAATAAGATGGTCCTCCATATCTTTGTAGGCCTTATATGCTTCCTTAGTCAGCTCTACCTCGATATATATGTCTTTCTTAGGTGGCATATTCAATGATGTTAAATCAAACCTGATGACCAGGTCTTTTAGCTTCTGATAGATGGCATCTTCTGCCCCTTCATGTGGTTCGAATTGATAACCCATATAGCCAACAGGTTTGAAATAAGTATTCTTAAACGCGGTCTTAGAGCCCAGGGTTGCGTTCTGATCAAGCATGAATACTTGAGCATGAATATCTAAAAGACTGTTTGCGGTTGGTGTACCTGTGAGAATGTAGCGCCGATCATACCAGTTAAGCGTGCCTCTTAGTGACTTTGTTCTGTCTGCCTTCCAGCTTTTAACTTTAGTTGACTCATCTAATACCAGCATCATTCGCCCGTATTTCTTTCTTAAGTTGAATCTTTTAATAGTCTGCTTAACCCAGTCAGCACCTTCATACGTAAAAATAAGAATGTCCGGGACTTCGCTACCAAGCAACAGAGTCTCGCGCTTAGCGATTGTGCCGTGCACCAGTTGATGGCTGAAGTCATAACCCCACTTCTCAATCTCTCTGGGCCATGTGTTGTGGCAGATGAAGCGCTTTGCGATTACAATCAAAGTGTCAACTACATCATTCTCTTTTAAGATACGGAAGGTCTCCAGCACAGCGACAGTCTTACCCAAGCCCGGGTCCAGGAAAACACCGGCCGCGGGATGTTTAAGCATAAAGTCAACAGTCTCTTGCTGATAATCATTCAATACTAGCTTGGTACTCATCTCTAAATATTTTCCTTGCAGCTTTAGTGTTGTTTATAACATAGACTTTGAAGCCTAGCTTCCTGAGCTTATTACCCATGTAAACCTGAATTGGTCTGAGCTTTCCGCCCGGACGCTTCCACTCTATGAAGAACGCTGTGCCATTCGGTAACAAGAACAAACGATCTGGCAGACCGGCCAACCACATAGCCGGCATCTTAATATAGAAGCAACCTAGTGCTTTGACCTCTTTCCTGAACGCGTTCTCTAGACTACGTTCCTGAGCCACTTACTTTAAAGCGTATTTGTTTCTAACTACTAGAGCAATGCCCTCTGCTTGTAACGCTACTAACACTGCAAAGATTGTTGTTGCTACGCCTGTTTCAAAGTAAACAAAGTAGATTAATACACCCGTTAATATAAGCCTAGTCGTAAAAATAAGTTTATGGTTTGACACCATGCCCTCCTTTAGTGATAGCCATTCTTTTCGTTCAATGCTTTCTTTAAATCTTTTATATGCATAATCAAGAGCTCTATGTCTTTCGTGTAAACAGTATTACAATACTCATAGTCACTATGATTTTCCAGTCGCTTTTCTATGTCTTTAACTTTCTCATCACAGAACTCTATTCTATTTTGCAGCGTCTTATCCATTGTCCACCTCCCAGCCAACATCACACTGTCCACCTTTGTCTTGATGAAAGTCGCACCACATGCACGAGTCTTTAGATGGTGTTGGTTGGAATACTTTAGTTGTCTGCATCAGATTGGCTTGATCTTCCCAGTACTCTGTCAACTCGTCTGTGTCAATCCTGTCGTAGACTTTCTGCATAGTAATCCCTCTGTCTGTGTACCACATCTCCACAGTAACCTGCTCAATGGTTTTATATATGTTCATGTAGTTGGTAGCATACAGATCACACTGGAACTCGTGATCGTCTCGCGGCTGGCCAGTCTTAACATCCGCGATCAGTGAATGGCCCTCTTCAAGCTTTGCTTCAATGTCCATCTTCGATCGCATCCAGATAACATCCCAGTCTTTTGGACTACACGGGTTCCAGTTTTTATCAACTGAATGATCTTGCTCTGCTCTACCCTCTAGTGCCAAGACTGCTTTATACTCTGCTTCGAACTTACTGAGCTCTTTAGGTATCCCAAAAATATCACCTTTAATTAGACCCTCAGACAGCTGGTGGATACGGTCACCACGGGCCGCAGCTTCACTCTGCACATAAGGTGGCAAGCCTTTAAACCGTGAGCGGTGCACACTCATGTTATACATCATCGGACACTTTCTAAAGTTATTCCAACGCGAATGGGACCAGGCAAAGTTTGGTAGGAAGACGCCCTTGGGCGGTACTGTGTAGTCAGTCATCTAATAATTCTCCAATTAAATTTAATTGTGACGCAGTTCGTGATGCTACTCTTATACGGCCAGCCAGGTTAGCGCAGTAATTAGAAACACTTTGCAGCTTAGATACATGCGCCATGACAGCTACATCCGCTCTGCGTAGTTGATTACCCTTAGTCAAGAACATGACCTCAACTTCTTCAGCCATATTTTCGTAGCGTTCTTTTATGTCTTCTATTGTTCGCAAGTCCTGCATAATTGTTGCCTCCGTCAAAGGCGACTCAATCTTCATCCCCATACAAGTATTCCCTTCTTGTTTGTGTTGTTATGTATGGATTAAACTTGTGGCGCTTTATCACGCTGTGATGCGCCCACCCCATGTGGTCCTCTATTCTCCATTGCTCCGCATAGGGCTTTTCTAGTTTAATCGTGTAACCATTTTTTTCAATGTACTGTGGACCCGCGCAGGATACCAGTGAGTATAAAGATAAAAGTAATACCATTGTTTTGGTGTAAGTTCCCATTTCATTCTAGCTCCTTACAATTGTAAATTGTTCAACTTCTTCCATATAGTAGTTATACTGACCTAATACTTTAATAACCGCTGGTGTATGTGATGCGTGCTTAGTAATATAAACTTTGCCTAAGAATCCAACATACTGCTCCGGGTTAGTTACGCTATCGGGTATAAACATAAACCCGCTTTCATTGTGAAATAAGACGCATTGCTCTGTTGTTATTTTCATTTTGCCTCCGATGCGAACATTAACATTAGTATGGTGTATAATAAAAATATATCCTCATTGCCTTGCCATGCATTTGTAATTGCGGCGCCTAGTGCAGCTACGATAGCCAGACCTATAATGCCGTGTTTAAGTTTCATTTGCTTGACGCTCCTTTATAATCATTTCACTTACGCACATTTTCTCATTTGACCCCAGCTAATCGCTGATATTTTTCCATCGGATAACATTGGCACGTCTAGCACAATGTCGTTCATCGCTTCTCTCATTAGTTTCATCTCTGTCTTCGCATGCTCTTTCGGCGTGCTTAGCATTATCTCATCATATACCTGTGTAACAATGCGAGACTTAGTGCACGCAGTATCAATCTGGTGCATTGCTTGCTTAGTAATATCTGCAGCACTACCCTGGATCAAACAGTTTGGCATCTTATATTCAAACGTCTGACGCCGCTGTTTTATTATCTTAGGTTCCTCTACATAGTAAACTCTACCACCCCACGTTCTAATGAAGCCACCACCCCCAACAATTGTTTTTATGTCAGAGATCAAATCTTTAACACCAGGAAATGCATTCAAATAAGCATTCTTAATTGTGCGAGCTTCTTCATATTCTACGTTCAAACGCTGTGACAATAACCCCAGACCCATGCCGTAAAGAATACCGAACGCAGTACCCTTAATATACTTCCGTGGATACTCAACACCCGTTAATTCTAAAATAAGTTTCTGCGCTAAAGTATGCACATCAAGTTTAGGATTTTTCAAGAATGCTTCTAGCAACGTAGTGCCTTCATAGTGTGCCAGTATTCTTATTTCTTGCTGTGAGTAGTCTCTATTAAGAAAGACACAGCCATCATCCGGTGCTAAGTAGTCTCGCATGTTAGGTAAGTCTTTTGTCCAAGGCACATCAGGGTCAAAAGGATTTTTAGGCACGTTCAACAGGTTTGGATTAGAGCTAGACGGTCGACCTGTTCTAGTACCTACACTTGTGTCGCCATTACCTGCGCGCGATCTTACTTGATTATAAGTGGGGTAGATATAATCTGAACCCTCTGACTTTTCATACCACGGACGCATGAAGGTAGATAGATATGTACTCAAGACACCGCGATGAGATAGCATCGCACCCAGCTTTGGATCAGCTATATGCTTCATCACGTTCTCACGACTGGTTGACTTGTTTCCTTTCTCTGTGTACTCCCAGCCGTCTACTAAATCATTCTTATCCAGCATTGCAGCCAACTGTGGACCCGATCCGATATCAAATGTTCCGCCGCACTTCTTATAAATCTTATGTTCTAATGAAGTAAACGCTTTCTCATAAGTCTTCAGGTCTCTACCTAACTTAGTACGCCGCACCTTAATGCCTTGCTCTGACATGCTATTAAAGCGCAGCAGATTGTTTCGCTCTAAGTCATATGCTTTGCGCATATCCATTTTATTGGTCACAAGTGGATAGAGCTTCTTAAACATTTTATACGTTCTGTCGACGTCACCCCTTGCATACTTACCCACTAGCTTTCCGGGTGCCAGACATATATTTGCAGCCCAGTAAAGTTCAGGATGCTTCACCTTCTTGCCGCGATGCTCATGGGCGCCCGGTACGTTGGCCAGTATCCACTCCTTAACTTTATCACGCTCATCTGGCGGAACACCTAAATACTTCTCGCACCACGGTTTTAAACTAAGCGACTCATCGCGTGGATCATGAAGAAAAGCCAAGAACAAAGTATCGTGAATCAATTGCCAATCAACCGCTTTCCATCCCAGATGTGTCATGCCTACATCAACATCAAATGATGCATTATGGAAGATGCGCGGTGTCTTAGAGTGGTAAATGCCTTTTAACTCTCGCAGGGCTTCACGCTTGGTGCAGTTGTTTTCTGTTGGATGACGCCACGCTAAATAGTATGACTTTGCCGAGCCTATCTTAACCGCACAGCCAACCGGCACTGGTGGATAGTCAGGACGATTTCTAATGCCTTCTGTCTCAAAGTCTAGTGTAATTACATCAGTTAAATTCACTGAGCTTCCTCTTGAAGTTGTCTTGTAAAGATAGAGTCGTATTTTTCTGTGCTCTGAACGGTCGCGCGTAAGTGTCAGGAAAATTCCACGTGACAGAAGCTAGATCTTCGTAGTAAACGACCATTAAACTTTGGACACCTACGTGATCTTTGCGAAGTTGTGTCAGGCGCGAAAGTGTTTCGTTAACAGTCATTAATCAATCTCCTTATATTCTGCGTCAATCACGGATTCAGCTTCTTTGAAAGTCATATCCGTAATAGATGCCGCATCTATATTAACATCGTCACCAAAGCACTCTTGAACTTTAACCTTCTTAACATTAGCCCACGCACTTCGCTTGCCTGCTTGGTTGTTAAACACTTCACGGATTGCGTTGGCTTTCTGATGCGCAGAATCAGCGCCCAGACAAATATATGCTGGACGCCCTTCCACGGATATCACATAATAAACCATTAGCCTTGAAGCTTAGCTTTACGCTTAACTGTTTTACGCTTAGCTGTCTTTTTCTGAGGTTCATCTTCCTCCGAAACGGGCTCATAAGGTTGCTCAAGGAGTTTAGTTGCTTCCTCAATTTTCTTGTCTAGCTTTTTAACTAATGCAGCATTAGGATCGATGAATCCCTGTGGTTCAAATGCAAGTTGATAAGAGGTAGTGTTGCCACGCTTCTTCAAGCCAATCTCAACAACAGAGAAGGCCGTAGATGTTTCATGCACATTAATAATAAGATTAGCATACTCATTAAAGTTAGTGATTGACGTAGGGCTCGCACTCATCACGTAAATGATTGAGTCATCAATTCTTTCTGCTGTCACATCACCTAATGGCAGAATAGCAAAGCGGATTCTATTTTGGCATGCTTTGCCTTTACCAACACCTGAGCCGAATTGATTATTAGGGCATGATGGACAGTCATCATTTTGTTTGTCAGATGAATTAGCGTGTGGTACCATTGCATCCTCTTCAAAATTAAGACTGAAGCAGACGGGTGAATCTTTATCGCCGTCTTGATATGCGCCCTCATAGAATCTGTGCTCATTCATGTAATCAAGAATGATGCAAGGCTCTAAAGGATTGCCAAGCTCGTCATCCCCACACATAAAGACGTCGCCTTGTGCCGTCACACGATTAGCGACCGGAAGTTTAACGGCAGCCTTCTGTCTATTAATGATATCCGCTGCGCGGCCGGTTACTTTTTTAGGCGGTGCTTTCTTAACTGCTACACCAGTTGATTTTTTTGTTGCGACTTTTTTACCTATTGCCATGGCTGATTTCCTCTTTAAAGTAGTTTAGGTTGTTGTTCAATTAATTCTATACAAGGTCTTGTGTACATCAAATAATATGATGCTGTTCTGTCTGATCCAAGTTCTGTCATTAAGTTACGAAATTCGCCCACAGTCACAACAGAGTCTTTATTCGGAAAAAGTTCGGGCTTTACTAACTGCCAAGCTTCGGCAATCTTACCACTTAATGGAGGATCTTGATTGCGACACAATCTTATTTTTTCGTTATTGTTTACGGTTCTATTCCTATTATGAAAGTTGCGCTTCTTAAACTTCTTACGCGGCTTACTAACTGGCTCAGGACTTAACACAAAGCATTCTATTTCGAAACCATTAGACGCAAACTTCAAAGCAGTTTCTAAATCCACTTTTATTTTATTAGACATAGTATGCTCCTCACTTAACAGAGATTGATTTCTTAGTGAATGATTGCGTCCACTTAGGCATTTTGAAAACGCCGTGGTCATCAGTGAACTGCTCTTTCAAAGCACCCTCATGCAGGCGTTTTTGGAATAGCTCAAACTTCTTAGTCTTGAGAATGTAAGCACACATCTCTTCGTAGTCTTTAATAGAGAAAGTGGTGCGCTCTGTTAGTTTTACTTTAAGTCCCTGAGATTCAAGGGCATCAACTTTGGATTGCTCCATTAAGATTGTCAGCTCATCTTTTAGTGCTGTTATCTCTTTAGAGGCTTTGCTCATCTTAACCATGACAGGTTTAATCTGCGTTTCGAGGTCATGAATGGTTTTGAGGCGGGCTTTAATTTTGCGAAGATTCGCATTTATTTCTTTATTCATTGTGTTATCCTTGTGGTTAGTTGGCACCCAATTTTCAAAGGGGCAAATTAGGATTATGCACAGCTTTAGTTGGCTTGTAAACGTTTCCAGTATATTAGAATATACTAATATAGACTGCAAAATAATGTGGATTTATTTTCCAGAAAGAGTGTATATTCTCCAGCTTTTCCAGTATAATATATTTATTGGATGTAAACAACAACGGAGACACAAAATGAACTAAGCTCAAAAAGATACTAAAGAAATGTTATTAGAATATATTAGAGATTTAGGTAATCGTCCAGAATATGACTACTTAATTGAAAATATGAATGACGAACACATTGAAGATTCAAATGTAATGATTGACGAAGTTGAAGCCTTCATCATGAACTTAGGAGCGTAATATGAAAAACTTTTTAATAGTAAATTTAGAAAGCTGCGGAAATCCTGACTATGGACAATACGCGCCGTTAAGTCCTCAACTTGGTAAAGTTGTGAAGAGCATAGAAGTTGCTCAACTTGCGGTTAACAAATATATTCAAGAATACGAATTGGGCGGAGGTAACTTGGCTGGTGGTCAAGTTATAGACGCCGTTACAAGAAAAGAAATTGGATATATTTCTTACAACGGTAGATTTTGGACAATGGAAGAAAGGGAGCAATTCGCATGAATCACGCACACTTAATTAAAATCGCAGAGCAACCTAAAATGCTAGCTAAAGAAATAGAAAAAAAGTTAGGCTGGAAAATACACAGCGTTGCGCTTGAAGAGTTCGAGAGTGATGCTGGCATTGCGTTCACTAACAAGGTTTCTATTCAAATAGCGCTTTACCATAAGCAACCGTTTCACGTTAGCTATTGGGACGGCAAAGTGTTTCATTTAATGGGTAGCTTTGGTAATGTTAATAGCCTAATTGATAGCCTTAAATCAATTGAGCAAAAAATAAAGGAGTTATAATATGAATATGGCATACTCATCACTATTCTTAGTGGCTAGCGGTCTTGTGCTGCTAGTCATTGGGCATTACATTATTAAATGGCAAGATAGGAGAGACAAAGATGATAAAAAATAAAATAGTGCTAACGTATAAAGTTGTGCGCATCGATGATGATGCGTTAAACCCTTACGAAGAATACTATGAATGTAAGACGTTAGACGGTGCTCAACAGTGGATTGCAGAAATATATAATGCAATGAGCACAGAAGAACTAATTGACGCACCAATGTTTAGAGCGATACCACACACAACTGTGTATATTAAAGGCGAGGAGCTAAAAAAATGAAGACTAAAGCATACGAGGCACATCCGCGATTACATAGACTATATGTCAACGGTCAACTTGTAATTCAAATGCGCAGCGCTGAACAAGTGCTTGCATACGAAAAACAATACGCAACTAAGGGTTATCTAGCCACAACTAAATACGTACCACCAAAACCTGCTAATTAAGCAGCACCATCTGGATCCTCGGGCCTGATGAATGTCAAGGGCCCGCGGTATCCGAGCATGTCGCTCTCTATTATGTAGCCCCATACTTTATAGCCATCGTCAAACTCTTCTGGCATTATTTTTAGAATACATCCAGCAATGATTTCTGGCATATCATGGTATGGAAAAAAGTATTCTACACCGACTTTGCTTATCATTACCACAGGCTTGTTTAAGTGACCAGTTAAGCGCTCGGTCTCTGTTTTAGCTAAGTGAATATATTCCAGGAATGCACAGATTCGCTGCTCATTCATGCTGTTCTGGTATGAGTTCAGGTTTCTATCATCTTTATACATCGGTACCTCGGCGGCCAGTTATCAATCAGATGAAAGTGCTCTGTTAATAGTGTGCGTGGATTTTCATATGTAAACGTAAGTGGTGCACGCTTTGCTTTTTCAAGGTCTACAGTTACTTGACTCATCAACTTACCATAACGGTCAATCATTTTTATTTTGGTATTGCCATATGACATGACTTGCATAATTCTCCAGGGGATGTCAGGGCCTCGCGTGGATCGTCGAACACTGTGCCCCTAATTTGTTTGCCATGCGCGTCTAGACAACAAGTACTAATCTGACCGTCCTCGAGTATCACCACTTTACCTTTTGATAAGTAGTCACACACGATACTGTCTTGCTTTATTTGAACGGGCCAATCAATCTGACCTGCCCAGTCAAAGCTGTTGATTGCAGCCGAGGCATTTACATCTGCTAATATACCATATTCCTTGGCTAGTTGTACAGCATGGCATGCCTTCTCAGGACGATGCAAACTGATATATAATCGCACGTCGTTGTCTGCCATTGTCTGACAATGCGACGCAGTTAACGCTACGCCATTGGTACTTAGTGTAATCTTACCTAAATGGGTAGCGCGTAATTGATTGACGAATCTATCAAATTCCGGATGCAGTATTGCTTCGCCCATTCCAGTCAACGCTACTTCGCCCTGCGTTCCTTGTTCGTTGAAATAAAGCACCCAGCTCAATGCACGCCTAAAAATCTCAGGTGACATGTGTTGCTTAGGGCGCTCTAAGTGCGGGTGTGGGCAATACTTACATCTTAAATTGCATTCAGACGTGATTTCAATCTGATGCACTGCGGTCACTGGTATCATGGTTATCCCTTTACTGAAAATGTATGAACAAAAGAAAGATCACTGTGCCAAAATATATACTGCTCGCCGCCTTTTAAATCGACGATCACAGTGTCTATTGTATTACTAACAAGACCATCAATATCTTCACCTCTAATCGTGACAAACTGACCTGTCTTAGTACGGAATGCAATTGCCTGATCGCTCGTGGGTGTCTTAATCATTCTACTATACCTATCCTTTTCTCTAGCCACGCTACTGCTGGCTCCCAGCGCTTATATTTTCTACGGAGAATTTTACCGGTTAAAGCATTGTAATAGATACAATCTAATTGACAGTTCTGCCAGCGGTTTCCTGTGATTAAGATTGTTGCGTGTGTGTTTGCCATTAGTTGATCATACGCGCCGCCATTTGCAAGCAGTCTATTAACTTGTTCTTGTGAGCCATAGACATTTTTTAAGTTCTCCATGAATGCTATATCACTGATGGCTATATTTCTGTCGCGCGCGTTATCATACTTTTTCCAAAGTGTTATATCACTATTATACGGTGGGGCAACTTTTTTCTTAGGTGTACCGAATATTCTTTTTAACAAGTTCATTTACTATCTCCAGGTTGTATACAGGCCTCGACCCAATCATTCCACAGGTCACTGTATTGTTTTTTTAGTTGGTTGTACTCTGCTCTCTGTATCATGTAGGCCACTAGCACTGTGATGTTAGTAACCAACAAGACAATTACTGCAAACTCTTCTGTCATTTAACCCCCTTTAGTTTAGTCTCTCTATCAACAAATGGCAGTGCTACCACTACCTTTTTAAAATCTTTCCGCCAAAACCGTGTGGTCTTATGGTCCCAGTTCCCGGCGTCGCGTATTGCCCACAGCATATATGTTGAGCCATCTATTGTTACCCGTCGCGCGGCAGAGAACCCAGCACGTCGTAATGATGCACCCATTGCTTTCGCACTTGTTCGGCGCTTCTCTAATGGGTCATATAAATGAAGTAGCTCTGTGATTGTGAAGACATTGCGGTCTACGTAGAGCTTATGACGTTCTAGTAGCTTATCTGCATTCGTATATAATGAGTCGCAGAACTGATCGAGCTCTGACTGTGAATGGTAAACCATACTGTTTTTGGATTCGGTCATTGGTGGCTCGGCGCGGTGATCAAAATTACGCAGACTTAATTTCTTTAACCAGTGATGTAAGAACTTAGCACCCCCGGATGCGCGCCACTCATTCACTTCGTCAACCAGTTCCTTTGGCATTCTCTTGCGCGGCGCCTCTACGACCAGGAAACGTCTGTCTGACTTTTCTAAGTAGAAGGCGTCTATATGGTTAGACGTGAAATAGTAGTTTGCCATATCCTTGACATTGAACATCGGCTGATACTTACCATTGACCATAATCTCCTCTCGCGTGATCATTGACTTTAGCCGGTCATTGTGTTTGCGCTTATCAACACCAGACACCTCTTCCCCTAAGATGAACTGTCGTCCAACTGCCCAATCATTATAAGGACTCTCTAATAAATCCTGTGTTACCTCCAAGAAATTCTCACCGTAAATTTCTTTCATTACATAGGCGATGAATGTCTTACCTGTGCCTTGGGTCATGCCGTGCACTATCACAGCTGATAGCATTTTCGAATCACCGTTCTGAATTGGCCACGCTAGCCATTGATAAAACCATGTTATTACCTGTGGCTCTGATTGAAATACCCATTCAACTAACTTACGGAATGGCATATGGTCACCGGACATGGGTAACGTTGCCCACCCCTTCCAGAGATTGAGCTTATCCTTCTTAGTAATCAACGGGCCGTTCGGTTGGTAGGTCACTGCTTTATGCTCGCGGCGTCCGGGCCACTTTATCCATTCAGTACATGGGTTAAACTCTTTATCAGTCTTCGGATGGATCATTGTCCAAGTTGCCATGTCCAGATCAAACAGCTGCTTGTGATTCTTATACTGTCGCCCGGTTGGTATGTGAAGGATAGAACCTACTGCTTGGATGTAGCACATGTGTTTGTTCAGTTCCCAAAGCACCTCATTGAATTTGTATTGTTCTGCTTCTATTGTCAGGAACTTCTCAGCACTGTTTTTTAATAAGTAATCATCCAGTCCTATCTTTTCGTTGCCCTTGGCTGGCAGCTGGACAAAAAAGACTTTGGCACCGCGTTTAGTGAGTGAATATCCCAACGCTTCTCTGGCTTGGCGGACGTGTGCGTTTGTGACAAGGTCTGAGTCATAACAAATAACGACTTCCCGCCCGGCCCAGTTAATAAGCTCAAGTCGCGGTAAGAACTCAATGTTTTTCTTCTTTGATTGAAATGACCAAACCCCACCCAGTGCAAGACAAGCCAATCCTTCAACACATGCTTTTGCACTTTTCTTCTCACCTTCCGTGATGATAATGGGTCTTGAAGCATCGCCAGCAATGTCCAGCCAGTTGATAATTGGTGGGAGGTAAGGCTCGGGTAAGGTGTCTGCTTGTTGTGAATATCGAATAGCCTTCGTGCTAAGCCCATAAGGTTGTACTGCCTCTAAAAATCTTATTCTATTATATGGCAGCACACTGCCGTCAAGATCAAAGTAGGGTATTAAATAGCTTTCTACTTCCCATGGCGGCTCGCCTTGTTTGTCTAAAAATTTCTGTGTCTCTACTTTAGATAAGTGCCGAATTTTAAGTTGACGGGCGTGGACCTGCGTTAAACCGGACCTTTTTAGGTCTGCTAAAAGTGCTTTTTGTGTCATCTCTCTACCATTTATTTTGCTAAATTGCAAGGCTGATCATATCACGAAGGTGTCAGCTATTGACAATCAGAACGCAAACTCTGGTGTCGGGTGGCGTAAGTATTTGATCTGTCAGCCTATTATCCATTTTTGATGTTTCGCACTAAATCCAGAGAATTGAGCAGTTTGCTTTTGGGACTGATAAGTGCTTGATCTATAAGGTAAAAGTGACCATTTGTCCCTGTCACAAAAAGCTTCTAAACTGTGATACCGCTTTCATTTTGAGGTCATCGCTTTTATTTTCTAGGGATCAGAGCGATGTTAAGTCCTTGATTCTCTTAAGACTATTTAAGATATCGTATTAATTATCTATTTATATATATAATATAAAGATAAAAAAGATTAGTTAGTATATTATTATTATACCTATAGAATATATAGGAGGCCTAAAACAAAGCGGTTTTTTACGCCATATTTAGCCCATTTAATAGCAAAATCAACAGCTTAAGTGGTTTCGAAAATAAAAGCGGTTTTTGCGGTTTTTGACTAAGTCTTTGATTAACAAAGAGATCTGGAGAAAAGGATAAAAGCGATTTCCGCCTTCCCCGATCATTTGTGTACAATTGTCGCGAGTTCTGTGTATAATCACACGCACAGCAAGGTCCCAGAGTGACCTCTATCACTGAATAACGTGTCTCCAGACTTGTTTTGCTTATCTGGGATCTTACTGCCTTAGAGGGATTTAGCGTGACTACTAGAACAAAGTCCAAGCCAGCTAGAAAGAAGACAGCTAAGAAACGCGCGCCACGTAAAAGTAAACAGCCAAAGGTTGATGAACTGCAAACTCTTCCGCAAACATCCGCGAATAAGCTTGGCGCTGTTGACCTAGCCATCCAAAATACTGGCGTCAAAATCAGAATGGACAGAAGTCTGATGGACGCGGATCATTATTTGTCTCGCCTTCATACCATTGATCACGAACTCATGCGGCTCTCCCAGTCTCAAGCAGTCCCTTACGTAATTGACGAAGCCACTGGTGAAGTATGTTATACTCAAGAAGAGATCTCAGCAGCAGAGAATCCAATGGTTGCGCGCAGGTATCTGACAGACCATGAAGACTCGGCAATTAAATTAAGGCTGGCCTCACTTAAGATGCAGACTGATATCAATCGCGCTTTATTAAATAAACGCATGCCCGATCTTAAAGCTATCTCATTAGCGGGTAGAGATGCAGGTGATATGAGCCCGGCTGAAATGTTTGCCGCGGCGTTAGTCCCTTCATTGTTAGACGACCTGCCGGAGAGTGACAGTTAACACTCATGAACACGCGATGTTAAAAGAACATTTCTCAAATATGGCCTATTTCTGTGTGTTTAGCCCTGCGCGCGCATTGACA